AAAATAGATAATGTTGAAAACAAATTAAATAAACAAACAAAATATGAAAATGCTGTATATTAGGGAGGTACAATGAATATATTTTATGTAGATAAAGATCCTGTCAAAGCGGCAGAAATGATGTGTGATAAACATATTATTAAAATGATATTAGAGTCCGCTCAAATGTTATGTACAGCAAAAAGAGTGCTAGACGGTACAGAATATTTTGATACAACAAAGAATGGTCGTAAGATAAAAAGATGGCGACTAGATAATCCTAATGAAGAAGCAATCATATACAAAGCAGGTTGGCTAGGTCACCCTAGTACACAATGGGTATTAAAATCTGCTTACAATTATGTATGGTTGTATAAACATATGATGGCATTAAACGAACAATATAAGTTAAGATGGCAGAAAGATAAAGACCACGTTTCAATCACAAAACTAGGTCAATTATTATCTGTGCCACCTAAAAATGCTAGAGTAGATGTGATCGGTACTGAAGCAACACCTGCTATGCCAGATCATTGCAAAGTGCCAGGTGACAGTGTTGCGTCTTATAGAAAATACTATATACTAGAAAAAAGAAGATTTGCTAAATGGGAAAAACCTAATGCAAAAATGCCACAATGGTTTAAAGAAGGAATACAATATGATACAAGAGGATGAAGGATTAAAAATTAGTATGCAAGAATCAATACGTGCTAAAAATGAAAGATTAGCAAAAGAAAAAGGTATGTTAAGATTATATACACCTATAGAAAAAGAAATATTAAGAAATGGTTTGAAAGAAAGTGAATTACAAGATGTGGGAGATAGAATGAATGAGGATGTAGAACAAATTGTAAGTAAAACTTTTTATGGCAAAAAATAAAAGAGAAAAAATTTACGAATATAATCCTGATAGTAAAGTTATTAGATGGAGATATGCAGATGAAGACCCACAAAAGTTTGGTTGGCCAAACTATGGTCGAATACTAAAGGAGAAGAAAAATGCGAGAACAAATAATAAACGCTCTAAAAGCACACGCTAGAGGACACATTGAAAAACACAAAGTCAATGTTGAAAATCTAATACAAAAAAATGTAGGTGTTGCTGAACATCCTGACTTATTAGAGTCAGTTGAAAAAGAGTTAAAAATAATTGCTGAATATGATGATCAATTAGCAATGTTAGACAAATACTTTTAATGAAATCATTAATCACAAAAATAGGAATGATACATAGTCGTGTATTTGCGTATGTATCAAATAAAGCATCAACGTCAAAGTGGTGGACAATATTATTAACATTTTTAGTTTTTTATGAAATTGTTGAGCACGTTGTATACCCTATACTAGTTCCTTATTTACTATATTTAAATTTTTGGTCAAAATAATGCCTGTATATACATTTGAAGATATAAAAACTAAAAAAGAATTTACAGAACATATGTCTATTGCAGAAATGGAAGAATATCTGTTGAAAAACAAACATATCCGTCAGGTCATTATGCCTATAAATATAGTTGGTGGAATATCAGGTATCACACATAAAAATGATCAAGGATGGAAAGAAACACTATCAAAAATTGCTGAGGCAAATCCACACACACCTCTAGGCCAAGAACACGGCAAGAAAGATGTAAAAACAATCAAAACAAAACAAGCAGTAGAAAAAGCAAAAAAGAAAATAAGGAAACAATATGTCAGATAATATACCAGATTATATGCGAGGGTTTGATATTTCAGATGATTGGGGAATTACTCCTGTAACATCTACTCCAACACAACAACCTGCTATTGATCCTAATTTAATAGAAAATTCAAATTTAGAATTGTCAAAAGTTAAAGAAGATGTGAAAGATATTAAGGCAATGATGAATGAAGTTATGGAAATTGTTGCTCAAAAAGATACTATCACAAAAGAAATAACAGACGAAACGATTAATCAAAGATTTAAAGATTTAGAGAAGATTGTATTACCTTTTTTATATAATCTTTCTAAAAGTGATGAACCTTATATACATTGGCCAAATAGAGGTCCGATTATTAAGGCACAAATAGAGAAAATCTTAAAACTAACGAGAGGTTAATATGAGTGTAAAACAAATAATTAAACATAATCATAAAGAACTAAAATCACAAGTAGGTGAATTGGAAGAAGTACGTAATAATGATAGATCAACTTACAGTTGGTATAATTTAAGACAACTCAAAAAACTAAAACTAAAAGCAAAGGATAAACTAAATGAGATTAAGCAAAAGCTTCACGCTTAACGAGATGGTCAAATCCCAAACGGCCGAAAGGGAAGGTATTAATAACAATCCTAGTGAGTCACAAATAGAGGCTTTACAAAGATTGTGTGAGAACATACTTCAACCAGTACGTGACCATTTTGGAATGCCAGTTACGGTATCAAGTGGGTTTAGATCAGCACAATTATGTACAAGAATTGGCTCATCTATTAATTCACAGCACGCTTCTGGCCAGGCAGCAGATTTTGAAATATTTGGAATTAGCAATCAGGAACTTGCTCATTGGATTGATAAAAACTTAGACTATGACCAAATGATATTAGAGTTTTGGAATCCTGAAGATAAAAACAGCGGTTGGGTACATTGTTCATACAAGAATCCTGAAGAAAACCGAAAAGAGTTTTTAAGAGCATATAGAAATGAAAGTGGTAAAACTTGTTATGAAAAATATTCATACATTAAATATGCTGGACAAGAACCAACAAAAGACGATTTAGACAATATGATGATGGCCAAGGGCATTTAAGACTTGACATTTTCTATATTATGTGTTATATTATTATATTATGAACAAATTTAATTTTATTGAAATAGACAAGACATTATTACCAAATACAAAAGGTAGGAGAATAGACGGACATAGATTTTACGAAATTGAAGGTAAAAACTATCCGTCTGTTACTACCGTTTTAAATATCAGAAAAAGTGAAGGACTTAAAGAGTGGCGTAAGAACGTAGGTGACGGCGCTGCTAATTGGGAGATGAGAAGAGCCGCTAATCGTGGTAAAGCAACTCATACATTAGTAGAAGAATATTTAAAAGGTGAAACACCAAGTGAAAGAGGTGTATTACCATTAGGACTATTTAAACTTTTAAAACCATACGTAGATCAGATTAATAACGTACATTGTTTAGAAACAATAATGTACTCACACAAATTAACAATTGCAGGTCAGGTCGATTGTATTGCAGAATACAACGGTGAGTTATCAGTAATTGATTTCAAAACAGCAAACAAAGCAAGAGAAGAAGGATGGATTGATAATTACTTTTTACAAACTACTGCTTATGCAATGATGTATGAGGAGATTTTCAAAAAACCCATTAATCAAATCGTAGTATTAATTGCTGCTGAAGACGGTACAGTTGCTTGTTTTAAGAAAGATAAGAAAGAATTTATTGAACCTTTAGCAAAGGCAATTGAGGACTTTTATAAATATTATGAAGAACTAAACAAAGGCAAAGTAAGTACGAAGTAATTAAAAAGGTGATTTAACATATCCTACTTGCAACCTTAATCGCTAAAGGGGTAGAATGAAAAAATTAATAATAATTTTAAGTTTATTATGTGGTATTGCATATGCTGAACACGGTGTTGATGAAAAACATTATGACTTATACTGGCAACAAATACCAGCAGTATGTGGTAATCCAGACGCAGTACAAGAATATATTGATGACAAAGGTTTTGAAGCAAAACATATAAGTTTAGGTAGATCAGGAAGTAAACCTGATGGCGAACCTGTTTATATGATAACTTATTATGAAAATGATGATCAAGTATTAGTAACTGTAGATATACCTGGTGCTGATGAAACTTGTATTTTATTTCACACATACAATAAAAGTGAAATAAAAAGTAAAAATAAAAAAGGAATTTGACGTTGAAGGTTAGATAATAACTAGTGAGGACGTGGGTGCAATACCCACCACCTCCACCAATTTAAAACACATAGATGTGTGCTTTGAGGGGGTGAGTAGATTCGACTGCTATTAAAACTAACTGGAGTTAAATCGCTGATGTCGTAACATCAAACTATAAATGCTAACGAAAGTTATGCACTAGCGGCTTAGGTCGCTGGGGTTTGCCTGTACCTTGCAACAGAAACAGGCATAAATAAGAATGCTATAACACACAAACACAAACAAAAGGAGTATATTATGGCAACAACATCAAAAAACGCTTATGAAATAAGAAGCGATCTATTAGGACTTGCTAAAGATTTAGTAGAGTTCAACTATCAAGTAAAAGTGCAAGAGCACGAATACTCAATCAGAAAAGACGGTGACCAAGTAGTTACTGAATTTAAAGCACCAACAGTATCGCCAGACGATATTATTGCAACTGCTAAAAAATTCAATGACTTCGTAACTAACGGTGACACATTGAAAGAAATGCAAGGTTTTGGTCAAAAACTTTATGAAGAAGGTTTAAAAAATAGTAAACCTTTTGCAGAAGCATATCAAAATACTGTTAAGGCTTTCTTTCCACACCTAAACGGTCAAAGTAAGTAATATGTGGCCTTACAATTATTGTGAGTGGAAACAAATCACTCACGGTCTTAGTAAACCTAAAAGTTACTGGAGAAAACACAAATCATTGATATTGATGTGTACAATTCCATCAATAACTTTAATTTGGCTATTATCTTTAGTAATCTAAAGGTAATAAAGGGTGGTGAACTCTAGCGGTAGTAACCACCCTTTACAAATTAGTAAAAATGTGATATAGTATTATATAATGAACAGCAAAGAATTTTCACTTAAAATAGAATCAATAGTCAAAGAAAAACGCATATCATATATGGATGCTATTATATGGTATTGTGAAACAAATGACCTTGACGTAGGCACACTTAACTCAATGATTAACAAATCATTGAAAGAAAAAATCAAAAACGAAGCAATCAACTTACGAATGTTGAAAGAGAAAAAAGGTGGTATTTTACCATTGTAAGTATGTATGGAGGGTTTGATGTATTTAAAGTCTATTTGGCAGTTAAATTACATTTTACTACCGATTATGATTTCTTTGAATATGGTGGTAAAGTTAATTGCAAGTTAGATACATTTACAAAAAGAAATGATAGATATTTTTTTCATAAACTTAGCACAAAATATAATAAAGATGAAATATTAGATTTCTTTGTTGCTAATTTTTGTGAAAATAGTAAAAAGTGGGTAGGAAATTTATTACAAAATGATGGACGAGAAACATACCTCAATTATAGAAAAGTTAAAGACAATTTCAGTTACCATTTTCGAAACGATTGCATTAATATTTGCAATGACTTTGATGTTAAGCGCCTTTCTTTTAATGATGGTTTTGAGTGTTTTGGCGGACAACATCCTAGATTTTTACGATTACTTATTCAAAAGAAATTATCGCTACAAACCGCAATCGTGTTTAACGAAGTCATATCGTTTATCAAAAATTGGAATAAACAAATTGATGAAAAGGTTGTATGGCCTAAAATCGCATTTACGATTACCAGAATGAAACCTTTTGTAAATTATAATATGACAGAATGTAAATTAATATTAAAAGAAGTATTTTTAAATGGCTAAAAGAGTATTTTGTATAGGTAACGGTGAAAGTAGAAAAGATTTTGATTTAGAAAAATTAAGATCACACGGTAAGATATACGGTTGTAATGCTTTGTATAGAGATTTTACACCAGACCATTTAAGTGCTGTAGATATGGGTATTATGCACGAGATTTATAATTCAGGATATTGTGAAAACAATCCTACTTTGTTTAGAGATTGGAATAGGATGCCTGGTATGATGTATGAAAATTTGTTATGGGCAGGAAAAAATTATTCAGACCAAGATTATGAATTAATTAAAAAAGAAGAAGTAATTAATTCTAATGAACGAGGTGAATGTGAAGAATTTGTAATGCACGGTTCAAATCTTGCAGGTGTTGTAGAGATATTAAAAAAAAATAAAGAACGTGAAAAGAAGAATATCAATCATACTTCTATACAGGTAAGTTGGGTTACAAATACTGATAAAGTAAAAACTATCAATGAAATTATGGGTACAGATAGAGGATGGGCTACTGGTCCGACTTCAGGTTTTGCAGCCTGTTACTTTGAAAAACC